TAAAAAAGAGGAGCGATGAAGATGACGGATATTACGCTTAAAGAACTCGTAAGAAAAAAATTAGAAACAGAAAGAAAAATAATGGAAGGTATAAAAAAGCCAATTATTGAATTTCAAAAAGAAACAGGCATAGGGATTCAATATATTGACATCGAAATGGTTTATGTTTCTTGGCAGGAAGGCACCCCAAAGTACTTAGTGGGTAACGTGTCAATAAAAATGGACTTGGATTTTATAGAAGCTCTTGACAGGATAGATATGAGAACATGTTCGGATGAACATGAACAGCTAACTCTTTTCGATAGCGAGGACGTTTGAAATGGCGCTCTATCATAAGTACCGTCCAACATCATTGGATGAGATTGTAGGAAACCAAGAAACAGTTTTGGCATTGAAAGGACTTTTACAAAAAGAGGATATTCCTCATGCTTTCTTGTTTCACGGTCCAACAGGTTGTGGAAAAACCACACTTGGCAGGATTGTTGCAAAACATTTAGGATGCGAAGGAGATGATTTCAAAGAAATTGATTCTGCTGACTTTAGGGGTATAGATACTATACGCGAAATTAGGAGACAGGCTCATTTCAAGCCTATTCAAAGCAAAGTACGGGTTTGGTTGATAGACCAGGCACATCGTTTGACATTGGATGCCCAGAGCGCCTTACTTAAGATCCTCGAAGATACTCCCAAACATGTCTATTTTATCTTAGCTACAACCGAACCGCAAAAATTGATTCCGACAATAAAAGGACGTTGCGCTCAATTTCAGGTTTCTCCGTTATCGGATATTCAAATGAAGAAACTACTACATCGTATTGTGAAAGCTGAAGGTAAAAAGTTAAATAAAAAAGTTTACGAACAGATAATACAAGACAGTTTAGGACATCCGAGAAATGCTATACAGATATTGGAACAGGTTTTGTCTGTTCCTCCTGAAAAGCAATTGGAAGTAGCGAAAAGATCAGCTGAAGTACAATCCCAAACAATTGAGTTGTGTCGTGCTTTAGTAAATGGAGAAGGATGGAAAAAAGTTTCGTTTATTCTATCCGGTCTAAAAGATGAAGACCCGGAAACCATAAGACGTTCGATATTGGGTTACTGTAACACTGCTATTTTAAAAAGTACGGGTTTATCTGCCTTATCAATAGCTAAAATAATGGAACAAATGATAGATCCATTTTACAGTTCTGGCTTTCCAGGTTTGGTTTTTGCTTGTTATTTAGTAAGTGAAGGACACAAATACGATTCGGAATAAAAATTCTAATGCTGCTTTAAATAAAGACGTCTTTTATGAGTATAATATAATAGGAGGGGTTAAAGATGGATTATGAAAAAGATGTTAATATTGATCCAAATTCGCTCGATGTTGAATGGCTTGAACAACCTAATCTGATGCTGAAATACGGAAGGATTGCTGCTCAAACCAAATTAGATATGGACAAAGCAAAAGAGAAGTTAGAGGTTGTGAAAGCAGAGCTTGATAAGGATATACGTTTGAACCCTGAGAAGTATGATATAGCTAAACTAACTGAGAGCGTTGTGGCAAGTACGATTCTACTTCAACCGGAATACAAAGAGGCTAGCGAAGCTTATATCGAAGCTACTTATGAATTCAATATGGCCAGATATGCCGTTCAGGCAATAAGCGATAGAAAAGATGCGCTTGAAAATTTGGTCAAACTACATGGTATGCAATATTTTGCTGGGCCATCTGTACCCAGAGATCTCAGTAAAGAATGGGAGGCGAAACAAAAACAGAAAAAAGTAGATAGTAAGATTCGCATGCAAAGAGAAAGAGGGTAATGCGATATGAGATGGGTTTTTCTTATTGTAGTTATTTTGATAGTTTTGCCATTGCTAACATACTTATTAGCGAAAATACAGATGTTAGGATGGTTGAATGCAATGAAAAGTCATTTAAATTACCAAGAACAAAAACAAATTAAGGAGGAGAAAGCAAATGGTAAAGAAGAAAAGACATTCTGTAAGTAAGTTTAAGCAAAAGGTAGCGGCAAACTCTCATAAGCAAAAAACTCAAGCCACCCAATACGGCCACCTTAAATTACCAAGAAATGTTAGTGTATTCAAAGAGGAACCGGGTTCTAGAGTAAGACTGGATATCCTTCCTTATGTAGTTACCGATGAGAATCACCCTGATAGGGATGATGAAAATGGGATCGCTCTTCCAGGTGAATTGTGGTACAAACGACCGTACAAGTTACATCGTGGGGTAGGAGTAGAAAACGCTTCAGTAGTTTGTCCAACTTCTTTTGGGAAACCTTGTCCAATATGCGAATACAGGGCAAGGTTATTAAAGGAGGGTGGAGATAAAGCTACAATAGCCGCATTGAAACCTTCCCTGCGCAATCTTTATGTTGTTGTTCCGAAAGATTCAAAAACATATGAAGAAAAACCACATATTTGGGACATATCGCAATTCCTTTTCCAAAATCAATTAAACGAAGAGATTGAGGAAAATGAAGATTATGCTGTTTTTCCTGATCTCGAAGAGGGATTGACTTTACGAATAAGATTTTCAGAGGAGACATTCCAAAAGAACAAATATGCTTCAACAAGCCGCATTGATTTCGAAGAAAGGGATGAGCCATATGACGAGAGTATATTGAAAGAAGTACCCAATTTAGATGAAGTGCTTGATGTTTTACCTTATTCCAAAATAGAAGCTCTTTTCTTCGGTACCGAACTTAACGTATATGAAGATGAGGATGAAGATGAAGAGGAGGAAATAACTACCAGAAAGAGAAAAGCCAAAAGCCTTAGGGAAGATCCTCAATTTAATAAGCTTATGAAAGAAGAAGAGGAAGAGGAAGATGAGAGCGAAGATGAGGGTGAAGATGATGAAGAGGATTCTTCGTACGATGACGAGGATATTGAGGATGATAACGTTGAACCTGATGATGAGGAGGATGATGATGAGGAACCAAAAAAGGCTCCGACAAGAACAAGAACAAAGAAAACTGTAAGTAATAACAATAAATGCCCATACGGACACAAGTTCGGCACTGATTGTGAGAAGTACGATGAGTGCGATGACTGTGATCTGTGGGAGGAATGCCTAGAGGAGAAAGAAGCGAATGATTAGGGAAAGGAGGTTAGATTTTTATGAGTAGTAAAAGAAAGACAGTATTGGCTGGGGGCTTTGTCTCCCAGCCTTTAGCCAATATATTTTCATTGAGAAGCCTTTATGAAAAGCTTAGCAAATCAAAAATCATTGGAGATTTACTTAACGAATATTTGTTGACTGGGCCAACAGTCGAAGAGATGTGCGATGAAATTGCTAACCGTATATTTACATCTTGGTTCTATCTAGAAAACTCAAAAGACTTGCCATGGGACGAATATTTGAAAAATGAAGAAGAAAATTTAGAAAAGAACGGGGTTAGCAAAGAACATATTGATATGATTATGACTAGAGTAAAACAAATGAAGAAGGAGAAAACGAAGCATTATGGAAAGAACAAGTAAAAAGCTCAGTGAACAAATAAAAGAACATGCTAATAAACCCGCTCGCTTGAATTACCAAAATGAAACAAGAGAGACAGTTTCAACCGGATCTACTTTGCTTGATCTAGCTATTTCAGGTGGAATGAAAAGAGGAGGAGGGATTCCTGGGGGTATATTAGTTGAAATATTTGGACCAGCCTCTGCAGGAAAAACAGTTATGCTGTGCGAAATTGCAGGATCAGTACAACGTCAAGGCGGACAGGTTATGTTTAGAGATCCGGAGGCAAGATTGAATAAAGAATTTGCTAAACTATTTGGTCTTGATGTGGAAACAGTGGATTACGACATTCCTTCTACCATTCCGGAAGTGTTCAAGCCAGTAAGGGAATGGGATCCAGAACCGAAAGGCAAAATTCACGGTATATTTGCTGATAGTCTTGCTGCCCTATCAACTGATATGGAACTCGAAGATAAGGATCAGTATGGAATGAGGCGAGCAAAAGAGTTTTCAGAAGAATGTAGAAAGACTTGCCGTATATTAGCGGAAAAAGGATTCCTAATGGTTTGCTCCAATCAGATAAGACAAAATTTAGATGCCGGCCCATACGGACAAAAGTATAAGGCGCCAGGTGGGGAAGCTATAGGATTTTATGCTTCATTACGTCTTCGTTGCGGAAACCCCCAAAAGATCAAAGCTAAAAAGAAGATTGCAGGTAAGGAACTCAGCAAAGTGATTGGGGTGGAAACAGAGGTTGAAGTGTTTAAATCGTCTATCTGGGAGCCTCATCATACTGCCACAATTTATATCATATATGATTATGGAATTGATGATATACAAGCCAATCTCAGGTTTTTGAAAACGATGACTGGCAACACAGTTTATAGCATTGGCGAACGTAAGCTTTCCAAATCTATTGACGAAGCAATAGCAATAGTTGAGGAAGAAGGACTAGAAAATGAACTGAGAGAAGAGGTTATTGATTTATGGGAAGAAATGGAAATAAAATTCAAACAGGATAGAAAACAGAAACAAAGGTACGATCATGGGAAAGAAAAGAATAACTACCCAATCAGCGAAAGCTAAAGGTAGGTCTTTACAACAATGGGTTTGTAAAAAAATATCAGAAATAACAGGCTACGAATGGGGACAAGACAAGCCTATTGAATCTCGAGGTATGGGACAATCGGGCGTGGATGTTAGACTGGAAGAAGAAGTACTGAAAGTATTTCCGTTTTCAATAGAGTGTAAATGGCAGGAAGCTTGGAGTGTACCTGCTTGGATAGAGCAAGCTAAAAATAACCAAAAACCCAATACAGATTGGTTGCTTGTTTGTAAAAAGAACAGACAGTCCCCTGTTGTTATTTTAGATGCGGATGTTTTCTTCTCTTTGATGGCGGAGGTGTTAAATGTTAAAAAAGATAGTTCTTGAGAATTTTCAATCTCATAAGCATTCGGAGTTAGAATTGGATCCAGGGGTTAATGTTATCGTGGGACCTTCCGATTCCGGTAAAACCGCTATTATTCGCGCTTTACGCTGGTTAGTATGGAATAGGCCTCTTGGTGAAGCTTTTATTCAACACGGAAGCAAATATTGTAAGGTGGAAATAGAAATAGAAAGGTCCAAAATAGTAAGAGAAAAAGAAAGAAAAAACGGTAAAAATGTTTATCTTCTAGACGAAATCTGTTTCAATGCAGTAGGAACGGAACCTCCAGAAGAGGTAAGGAATTTTCTAAACCTACAGGAAATAAATATAAGTCAACAATTTGATCAGCCTTTCCTGTTAAGTAACTCTCCAGGCGAAGTGGCTCAACATTTCAATAAAGTTGCACGGCTTGATATGATTGATATTGGAATGAAACGGGTTTCTCAGTGGATAAGAAAAATTCAACAGGAT